TAATATTAATAATATCTTGATTAAATCTCTTAGCTTCCATTCTTAATTCAAATGCATATTGCTCATCAGCATTAACTGTTCTACTGCTATTATAAGATGCATATTTTTTTTGTTTTTTTGGTTTAATTACATCTAATACAACTGGATCAATAGGTGTATCACTTAACTTAGTGAATTGAGTCATTAATTTTTTTTCTTCACCTGTTGCAGTTATAATAATTGTAAATGTATCATCTTGTGATATTACTTCTACTTGTCCGAATGTTTTGTGAAATTTTGTTGTCATGATTTTGTTTTTTTGTTTCGTTATTTATAATGCAAATATACAAATATATATTTAGATAATTCAAATATATTTTATTTATAGCATATAAATTTTGACTATACAACAAAAAAGCGCACCAATTGGCGCGCTCTCTTGTCTTATAAACTATGAAAAATACTAATTACCTAAAATATTACATACCCATTTGCATCGCGTCTATATTTACTCAATGCTTTCCAATCTGAAAATCCTGCCTTATCGAAATGTGGCATGTCCTTAAAACTTTTCCAATCTCCGCCCCAGTTCCACCCATGCTTTTTAAAGACATTCACGCACTCCATCCAATCACTTTTCTTATCTCCATCCCAATCTTTTTTTTCATCCCAACTAGCTTCTTTACCATCTATTATTAATACAATATCTACTGCAAATCCATAATTATGTATTGATTGCCCACCTTTAGCATTGGTTACCTTTGGTCTTTGCGCAAAAAGTGCATCTTGTTCTGCAAAACTTCTAAAACCTTGCGCAACTCTTACTTTTGCTCTGCCTGTTAATAAGGTATTGCACTCTTGAATAATATTCTTAACCTCATTCCTTACAAATGGATGCAATTTATTTATTTTATCCATACTTGGCTTATCTATCAATGTGAATAGTGGCGGTTGTGCTGGTGTTGTTGTTTTTATCATTTTTTAAATATTGATAGTATTTGATTAAACCTTGCAAAGAACCTTGCTACCTTACCGCCTTTAGTTTTAGCAGTAGTATTTGCGTAATCATTTAGCATTGACTGCATGTATGTTACCATAATACTTATTATAAGGTCTTTAGGTGCATTTTTAGGCACTCTATTTAGTGCAATGTTAAAATGCTTATCAAATAATTCCTTATCGCTGTATTCGCTTCCTATTGCGTCTATTACTGCGTTATTTATCTCTAAAGTATTCATAATTACAAAGCTAATATAAATGCCATGACCATAACTAAAGATTTAGTTTCTTGGTCATCATTTGTTAATTTTTTTATTTGTGTGCCATCGCCAAAGTAACGCAAAGCTAAGTTACCAATAGCGCATATTTTAACCAATATAACTTCTATTTTTGGGATGGCTTCCTGTGCTACTCCCAATGTTTCAAAGAATGTTCTATCAAACATTGCAAGTGCTAGGAAAATAAAGTTAAATATGATGGTCTTGGACTGCATAAAGTGCTTTTCTTTTTTCATTTTATTTACTATTTATCAATTCAATTAATTTTATCCAACGTAATTCAAAAAAAGCATCAGCGCAAATAAATGCATCTTTTATACTTACCGATTGCGTTGCTGAAAAAACTAAATAATCATTTAATTCTTTTTCGCTTGTAAATGTCAAGACTGCATCTTTAAATTGGTTTCTTGAAATGCTTTTTTCTGGGCAATCCTTTTGTAATTTAATTACAAGATTATCTATGTAATTTTCTACTTCTATTTGGTATTGTAAATTCTCCATTTTTGTATATTTATTTTTATTTTTTTAAAACCATGTTATAACCACTCTGCCATTGCCACCACGACCACCTGCACCACCTGTTACTCCTGCGCCACCGCCACCGCCACCGCATCCAATAGCACCATCTCCACCCTTGCCACCTACACCACTATTATTACTACCACCACCTGAACCACCATAGCAAGTAAATGGTTCTTCAAATAGTAACCCATTTAATCCAGCACCGCCACCTGCTACACCGCCAGCTAAAGTGATACCTAATTGTTGCTGTGCATTACTATTTGGGATTATACTACCACCTGCAAAGTCTGTTGTAGTACACCCTGCACCACCTGCGCCACCTGTGAATGGCATACCAATCGTAAATGCTGGATTTTTACTAAGCCCAACCGCACCAGTTATTGCACCACCTGCTTCTCCAGCTTGCGCCCCTGTATTTACTATTATACTCAATCCTGCGTATGCGTTATTCTGCGCACTATATCCAGTAATAGCACCTGCTGAGCCTGCATTCCCACTACTACCATTGCCCCCATTATTGCCTGTATTAGCTAGTAATAAACTATCTGCTACTATGTTATTTAACGCATCGCCCCTTCTAAACATTACTTTAGTAAATCCATCGGATACAGTACCACCGCCTTTACCAACTGCTATGTATAGAGTTGGCGGCAAAAACCTAGTAGGCACTATCATACTACTAATAGCACCAGTAGCACCACCACCGCCACCACCGCCTGCTGTTCCTGCGGCTCTTGATGCACCTGCACCACCGTTCCCACCTGCACCAATTGCCCAAATGTGCAACATAGTTGCATTCTTTGGAATTACAAAGGATTCAATATCGCCTGTGTAATCAAAAACTCTACTAAAATTATCTTTATAAGTTAGCCCTATCATAATTAATAATCTCCGTATATTGTGGTTAATGCTAATCCTGCTGCAATGGTTGTTCCATTAGTAGCTAATAATGAATATCCTGCTTGCAAAGGAATGTTGATAGGGATGTCAATTGCTAAACTTGCAGCCGTTTGGCTTAAATTATTTAATGGTACTGTAACCTCTCTAATTAATCTATTATTCGCAGCCGTTGCATTCGTACTGCCATTATTAATAAAAATTCTAACTACGGTTTGAACATTAGTGCCTAGATGTCTAACTACTACTTTCTCAACAAAAGCCCCATTAGAGCCTGCGGTCATTAATGTGCTTACCGTTCCAGTTCCATCTGTTGCTGTATTAGCTGTGGTTAAGTTTGTTCCAAACCCTATCTTTGGGACTGCTACATATATTGGATCTATTCCTGCTGCCATTGTTTAATTTTTTTAATAGTAAATTTCTCTTGTTATTCTCGGTTGTGCTTTTCTAATAGCTGGTTCACCTGCGCCACCGCCACCGCTATATTGTGGGATGTTCAATGTTGCACCAACTAATGTAGCTGCTCCGCTTGTTCCTGTTGTGGTTAATGTTAATGTATCTTGCTTAGTTGCTAGTGCTGTATTTAATGATGATGTAACTATAACATCTTCGCTGTTTGCTAAAAAACGACCTGCAAAAGTTACTGATGCATCACCTTCTAATAATTCTATCGAAGATCCAAATGTACCTTCAGTAATAATTATCGCTGTATCGCTAATAAGTATATTCCTATCATCTCTTACAATGTCTATATAGCTATCATTTACATCAATATAGGAATTAAAATTATTGCTTCTAATAACTTGATTATTAGTTGTATTACCTGCCGCTAATATATTTGCAAGTGTAACACTTTTATTTGCCCATAAACCAGTCGTACTATTGTAAGATAATAATTGGTTGTTAGTTGGAGTTGTAGTAATCAAATCAACATCGTGAATTTCTTTTAACTCAAAACCATTTTGCACTTTGACAAATATCTCACCATTACTAGAGTTTACACGAGTTACTACTCCAATAAAAACTAGATGCGTTGGTGCATACGGCTTGTTTGTTAATCCGTAAATCAAATCACCATTTACACCAAGCCATACTGGCTCACCTACCACCGCAGTAGATGTATTTAAGCCTGCTAATAATCCTTCAGTTACTACATTTACTTGTGCATTGGTACTCCCACCTGTTTCAAGCAAACCCATTGTTTTACTTGATGTGGCTTCTGATGTATTAGAAGCCTTGCTGACAACCATATTAGTACCATCCGCAGATGATACATACACCGCTTGCCCTTTAGCAATAGCCAACCCTAGTTTTACTTTATGTTTAATCGTTGAAGTATAAGAAGCTGCTGGTGCTTCATCAACCCATTGAGTATTATAGTTAGTAGCATCTATCTTAGTTAATATTTGCCCTGCTGTTCCACCTGTTGGCACTCCTACACCTGCTGCACCTGTCGCGCCTGTTGCACCCGTTGCACCTTGTATGCCTTGTATGCCTTGAATACCTTGCGCACCATCCGCACCATTATATACATTGAATGTTGATGTGGTTGCATTGGTGTATGTGATTGTGTAAGTGTCGGTAGTTCCTGCTGCACCTGTTCCACTAGTCCTAACTATTGAAACTATCCCAACTCCATTCGTTCCATTCGTGCCATTCGTGCCATTCGTTCCATTAGCACCTGCATCACCTTTAATCTTACCTAGTAAATTCCATAAACCTGTTTTCTTTTGGTAAAAGTTCCACGTTATTAAATCAATGTAAAAATTATCATCAATACCTATTGAATTAATAGGTGCATCATTGCCAAATAAAATAGTATTGCCATCCGCACCAATTAAACTATTTAGCCAATCTTGCTCTGTGCCTACAAATCCATTGTTTACTGCTACTTGATACGCGCTATCACCTTGCACTCCTTGAATACCTTGAATGCCTTGCGCACCTTGTGGTCCAGGTGGTCCAGGAATAACAGTAAATGTATTTGTAGTAGAAATATATGTTTGCTCAGATATTCCAATATCCAAGTAAATAGGTTCTTCTACTAATATGTCAATATATTGGTTTTCCAATTTATTTAATTATTTCTTTAATTATTTCAAAATCTCCGCGCCCTACTGTAATTATCTTGCCATTTGTTTCTATTTGAAATTCCCATCTTGAAATTCCTACTTTATTTTTTGTATCTGCAGCATTTATTGGTATAGTAATATTTAATCCGCTAATTGTCATATTCGCATTTAGTTTTTTAAATAATACTTTATTAGATGATTGAATAGAACCAGTAACAGTAAATGTATAATTAGTATTTACATTTATAGGCAAAATGCTAGGTAATATTAAAACCACATCGCAATCATCACCTTCTTGACGTGTTATTTTATACTCTTTTTTAATTAAAAATGTTGCCATAGAATTAATCGTGGTAAATTAAAAATGAAGATGAAAGACTGTTAATTAACTGATTAAATGCAACTGAATTAGTTGTAGGTGCAGCTGGTGTTTGGTTTAATGATACCACACAATTTGTAGTAAAATTTGCATTTAGCAATGTTGTATCTTTAATATTCATTATTATATTATCTACTTCTTTTGATGATAATATATTACTACCTAACTCTACCAATGATAGATTGCCGCCACAATGCAAAAATATGTTATTATTTACATATTTTAAATTATTTCCGTTAAATTCTAAAGTATATAAATTTTTAGGTAAATAACCACCAATAGATTTTACACGATTAGGAGCAGTAAAAGTATTAAAAATAAATTCTATATTAGCATCTGTGAATAATAAATAAGTAGTTTCTTTTGTAATTGCCCCTATTATAGGCAATTCTTCAAAATATGAATTTTGAATAACTGGAGTAGTTGTAAATTGTGTTGATTTTAACCATGCATAATTAACTTTATATGTTCCAATTGTTTGATTATCCAATGTTAAAAATTGGTTACTATCAGCCCCTACTTCATAAGTAAATTCTAAGCAATACAACAATGTATTTATTAATGCATAATTATTAAATGCAGTATATTGTGTTGAATCTTTAGCCTGCAACATCAAATTATAGTTTTCATCTATAAAAAATATACCACCATATTTGTCTATTAAATAGCTACAAAATTCGTTTCTATTGTTAAACCACCTATTGATAGTTTTTGTAGTTGTTCCATTTGAAAATTGACAAATAAAGAATTTACCAATTGTCTTTAAAGTACCTAAATTAATATTTTGTTGAGTAGATGTATAAAGGCTGGCATCATTTATTTTTTCGCGTAATTCAATCTTATATTGCATTACAACTGTATTAGGTACTCTTACTGCATCTAATTTGCTACCTTCTATTCTGCTAAAGTATTTACCATCTATTGCTAATATCTCACATCCTAAAATGCGTTCTAATTTATCAGCAATAAATTCTGGTATGCCATGACCTTCAATGCCAAAATGTAAACTCCAATTTCTATATGGAACATTGGATATAGTAGTAAGATTGTAATTTTCATCTTCAAAACCAAATGTTTTACTTGCAGTATTTAATTCTGATAATGCACAATATAAACGTATTTGGAATTTAGCCTTTGTAGCCAAATCAAAAAATATTCCTTGATAGTTTACATTATTTGAATATTCAAATAGCATTGTATTTTCATGCTTTGATTTTACTTCTATTGGCTCAGATATTACCTTTTGTTTAAAACTCGTAAATAAAACAATTTGCACGCTATATTTATTTTCTGCAATTCCCATCAATGGTACATCAATATCCCAAACATAATTAGTACTTGAACCAATAACACCTCTATTTACTGCGTTGAATGAATAGCAAACATTCCCATATAAATCAAGTAAATTAACTACATAAGTACCAGCACTTCCATTTATTCCAACCCATTGTAAATAAATTGTATCGGTACTTTGAAATGGTTGGAAATAACAACTACCATCTTGCCAACTTTTTAAATTAGGCAAATAGAAATCCATATCCATATGTCTATGGTTGTATTTAGCATCAAAACCATTTAATGAAGTTAGTCCAAAATAGGTATCATCAGCTAAATTTTCTATTGTGCTTTGTTGGTAAAATTTAATTGGATTTAAAGGCGAAATATTAAATATATTGTCTGGCATGTTTTAATGTATTAAATTGTTTATATTAGTTGTTGGTGAACATAATAATGTAAATTGTTGTGTTTGGCTTTGGCTTGGCTTATGTTGAGCTTTAATAATAAATCCATAGTAAGTATTGCCATTGTAAACAAATGATAGATGTTTATAAGGATATTGGTTTAATACGCTATAAATATTTATTGGCTCTTGAGTTTCTATTTCAAATATAATTGGTAAAAATAAAGGTGCTGATAATGTACTAATTGCAATATCAGTGCCTTCATTAATAGTAACGCTGCTAAATATAGTTTCTAATTCAGGTTGGTAACTTAATTTATTGGTACTAACATGCGTTATTATTCCTGTAATATTATGCAATATAGAACTTAAATAATTTGAATGCTTTAATAAATTTCTTTTAGGAGTTATATTAATATTATATGCTAGATCTGTATTTAATATATTGCTAATTGTCATTCCACTATAACGCTTCAATTTGTAATAAGTACCTTCGACAGCGTCTGTATAAGGTGTACTTAAATCAGCATGTAGTAAATAAATATCATTATCTTTGTTATCTCCGCTATCAGCAGTATTTATAGGCGTATATTCGCTTCTTACTTGCTCTATACCATAGCAGTCAGCACGATATACACTAGTTAAATCCTTTTCGCTTTGCACTCTAATATGTGGTGTTAACCATTCATGCTGTTTATTATACTCATCTTTACCATTTATAGCGTCATAGCTTACATTTGGGTAACCTGCCTTTAATTTGCTAAACATTTCACTTGTTAATGGCTTGATAGTTAATTTGCCAGCCGTACCCAAACTTAATGATAAACTTTGATTATAAACAGTAGCTTTATTTTCAAGATAAAACCTATTTGCTGCATTATCATAATACATTGCAGCTCCTAAAATTGCATTCCAACTTTTATAAAAATCACTAATATTAGTTTTAATAGTTGAAGTTGGTATGTTCCTTAAACTGTTACCACTTGTCATTAGAATATCTGCATTATTTACTAATAAAGAACTTGAACTTACAGTTAAACTATCACCAATTTTATCTACTAATTTATCAAATACATATTTAGGTGAAAAGCATTTTACAAATGAAGGCTTTGCACTAATTGTAGCATTTATTATTATATCACCTGTAGTAATAGACATTTTCCATGTTTGTGTTGGAACATTAGACGTACTGCGAACTACTAGCATTAAATAATTATTAGCTGGAATAGTTAAATTAGTTGTTTGGTTTAATGTGTTGCTAGAAAAACTGCCTGCAGCAACACTTGCAGAAGTAAACAAATTGTTTACACTTGTAATTAATCCAGTTGTAATATTAACAAATACTGCATTATATTGAAATTGTGTTGCTGATGATCCTGTGTTTAAAAATGCTAAAACAAAATTAACTGTAATGTCTATTGTATGGCTTAATGCAGTTGAATTATTTTTATAAATATATGGTAAACCATCAGTAACTCCAACACTGCCACCAACTACAACTGTGCCAATAGAACCTATATTAGTACTATTCCCTACTATATCACTATCAAATAATTGTATATCCCCATTATTAAATCCATCGCCACCTAGTAATAAAGCACTAGGTACTACATTATCAGTTCCTGCATAATTACCAGTCAATACAGCTGTACCACTTCCATTTATCATTTGGTTTTTAGTTGTCCAACTTGCTTTATATTTTTGGTTGAATCCATCTAATAAAACCTTTTTTATGTTGGCATCAGAAACAATGTCAAACTCATAATCTGTATTTTCCCTAGCTTTAAAATTAGCCATAAAACCGCCTTCAATAATAGTTGCAGTTATTGTATCTTTTTCATCTTGGATTGTGCTAAAATCTATATCTCCAATAAAAAATAATTCATAATCATTTACAGAAACTGAATTATTAAACTTTTCAACATACAACTGTAATGCAGCATTGCATCCACTATTATAGTAAAATGTTCTTAATATTTTTGCACTATCTCTAATGAATTTTAAAGGCTCTGTATAGTTAGTAATTACACCATGATAGGTAAAGCCTCTTTCCCAACTTATAGTTATATCTTGCCATCCTAAAGGCGCATATTGTAATGCATTAGTTGGTAAAGTTTGTGTTATAAAAGTAACGCTGCTATTATTTGCAGAATACCAGTTAAAACTAGCACCATTTTTTGCTCTTAAATAAAATCTGTAAATAGGCTTTTCCATTATCGTAATATTGATTTTATTTTTGTATAATGCTCAAAGTTACCACTTATAGAAATATTATTGTTTTTATTTTCAGTAACTTTAATTAATTTATCGATTTTACCACTATTTTTTTCCAATGCTTGTATATAAGCATTAGTATAATCATTAGCTGTAATGGCTTTTGTATCACTTAAATTAACCATTGCAGAATTATGAATCATCTGCATAAGTTTATTATGTGGTATTACCTTTTCACCAGCTTCTAAGTGTGTAATTGTTGCTCTATTAGGTGTAAGGCTTGCTGTTCCATCTCTTTTTATTAATAACTCCGTTCCTGCTTCACCTACTATTGCCATTTCAGCAGCACCGCCATCTCTACCTTTTGCATATTGCGGCAATGGTGTTGCAATTGCTTTTGCTAATTGAGCTGCACCAACTGCACCTGCTAAAATAGCTCTTGGTATTTTAGTATAAGGATCACCTTCTGTATATGCCTTAATAACTGCTAATGCAGTTGCAGTTGTAATACTTGCAATATCTATACCTTTTTGCAATGCAGCACGTTTTCTTTCTGCTGTTATTTTATCTTTAGCTATTTGCTTTTGTTCATTGGCTCGTAAGGTTTCAACACGCTTTAATTCTTTTTCTTTTTCAATAGCTGTTAAACCACTATCTTCTATACGCTTTTTTTCATTATCCCAATATGCAGTACTTTTCTTTTCTTTGGCATCTAAATTTGCCATTTCTCTAGCAAAAATAGCATCCCCAATATTACCTAATATTTCAGCACCTTGTTGTTGTATAGCAATTATTTTTTCTAATGTTTTTGCAGCATTTGAACCGCTACCTGCATTTTTTATTTTAACTTCAGCTTCTACAATTGCACTTTCAATTGTTTGAATATCTTTTTTGAATTGTGCTATTTGCTCTGGAGTTAAACCGCTTAAACTTAACTTAGCTTTAGCAACTTGTAATTGAATTTTTAAACGCTGTAAACCAAATCTTAATTCAATATCTGATATCTCTTTTTCATATTGTTCTTTAGAGATTTTACCATTAATATATTGATTTTTTAGTGCATTTACTTGTATTGTTGCATTTTTTTCATATAATGCTACTTTGGCATCTTCAGCATCTATTTCTGCTTTTAAATCTGCATCAGCATCTTTACGCCTTTGATCTTGTAAATTATTAAATTCATCTTGTTTTATTTTTTGTATTTTTTCACTTGCTTCCTGTTGGTGCTTTGATAATTTATCTTGATATTCAACATCATCTTTTAGCCATTTATTACGAAACTTTTCTGCCAAGTCATATCTTTTCCATTGGTAAGTAACTTCATCTTCGTTATTATCGCGTTGGTAAATTTCCAATAAGTTTAAAGCATCTTCATACTCCTTTACTTTTCTATCGTGTTCTTTTTGTGCTGCTTCTTTTGCATCTCTTGCGGCTTTATCGGCTGCAGCTTTTGATTTCTTTGATGCTGCTTCCGCTGCTTTGTCTGCACTTGCAGCGGCTTTATCCCTACTTTTTTGAGTATCTTTAATTAAAATATCCCCAACTTTAGCAGCATTTGATTGTGCATCAGTTAAAAATTGCCTTTGCTCTGTTTCCGCCTTTTGTAATGCAACATTAATATCAGCTAATGATTTTTTTGTATTTTCAACAGCCCTACCAGCTGATAATGCAGCATTTTGTGCATATTGATTAGTTGGACTCGCTTTAGCACCACCTAATAATTGATTATATATACTTGTTGATTTATTTAAATCATCTTGTGCTTTCCTTTGTGCAAGTGTTAAATCATATACTTGTTCACTAGCTGCTGCAAATTTCTTTTCTGCAGCTGTAGCGGCTGCTCTATTTAATAATGCTTCTGTTGTCTTTTTAACAGCATCACCTACTTTACCTTCTAATAATTCTTCCCTACTTAAATCAGAAAATCTTTGTGGGTACTTCTTTTGTAATTCATCAATTGCATTTAATCTGGTTTGCATTGTTTGATTATTATCCGACATTATTGTTGTCAAAATATTTAATCTTGCTATTTCCTCATGTGCATTTTTTCTTTCTGTTTCATCAATATTATTTAATGTTTCTAAATACTTCTTTTGTGCTTTTTCAGCTTCTTCTAGTGCTTTAGTTTTACCACTTAAAAAATTAATAATATCTTTACCATATACAGTTAATAAAGTAACTCCAATACTTAATGCAGTTCCCCAGCTAAATATTGCAGTACCTAATTGTTTGAATACGCTTTCTGTTGGTTTGCCTTCTGCTCTTAATGCAGCATTTTGTTCTTTAATACCTTTGATAGCATCAAATAATGCAGGGATATTATTTGATATTGCCATAAACCCAGTCTGCAAACTATTTGCAAATGCTGGCATCTCACGCGTTAATTGGTTTATACTATTACCTACTGCGTTCCATCCACTAGCATAATTACCAACATTACGCTGGTGATTCCCTAATGTAGCATCTATAGCTTTTAATTGAGTGTTCATATCCCCAATTCTTTTAGCCATATTTAACCCTTTTTCACTTTCCCTTTCTGCATCACTTAATTTCTTATAAGCTAATATAACTAACTTCATTTGCGCTTCTAATGACTTATAGCTATCTGTTTTTTCTTTACCAATGGTAGCAGTAGCTTTACCAATCATTCGCGCTTCAGCTTCAGCTAATTGCTCACTAGCTGATTTTAATTTTTTAGTAGTTTTAGTTAGTTCTTCTTGACTATCTGCTAGTTCATCTGTGGCTTTTTTTATCTTTGGAATAGTATTAGCACCAGTTAATGCAGCATCTAATAATTTAGCAGCTTTAGCAGATTTTTCAAAAGCACCTACTAAATCATTCATTTTTTTAGCTAAGGAATCTATTTCACTAAATGCCTTTTTACTAATTATTTCGTCTATGGTTTCACTCATTTTTTAGTGTTATTAATTTCTGTTTCTAAATATTTTTGATACGTTTTATAGTTTGAAATGTAAACTGCAAATTTATATGCATTACATTCATTTTCATTAATTGTTATTTTTAATCCTTGCTCTATACTGGCTATTAATGAATAAAAATATTGCATTGTATATTTAAATACTCCTTCGCTTTTTGGCAATTCTTTTATTTTAGATTGCAATTCCACATAATCTAGCTTTAAATAAGATTCAAATATCTTTAATGTATGCTTTGCGCTATCTGTAGTATATGTTTGTTTTGGTATAGGATAAGTATATGTGTATATTTGGTTAAATAGCTTTTCATTTAAACTTATATTCAATACATCTAATAAACTATAACCGCGTTCTATTTTAAAGGATAATCGTGTAATTTCTTTTAATAGTTTAATATTGTGTGCTACATCTTCCCCACCACTAACTTCGTTAAATTCGTCTTTAATTGCTTTTACAGCATCTTCAATTTCTTGTATAGGTGGTTTACCTTTATTTACTAAAATATTGCCATCATTTGTTACTAATAAAGCAATTAATTGCTTAGTGCTAATTTGGTTTAAACTGGCTGAAAGTTTCCATGATTTTGTAGCTTCTTTGCTTTGCAGTTTCGTATTCGCAAATAAAAAACTTTTCATCTTCGGCATCGAACCATATACAAAATTCTTTTCCATTTTCAATCGCCCTTTCTTTTGCTTGTTTAGTTAGTAATTTATATTTTTCTAGTTGTATTGTTTTTTGGCTTTGGCATTTGAAACATATTTCACTCATTTAAATAATTTTGCTTTTACATTATCTACTAATTGTTTTTGGAATGCTTTTTCTTTATAACGCTTAATACTTGCTTTGTTTAGTCCTAACATTGCTGATCCATATTTTTGTAATAATATAGGATATTTTACATCTGTACTTATAATTTGATATTCTTTATTATTTATTATATCTAACTTTAATGCCTTTAAAAATGCACCTGTGTATTTTAAATCAGGATTGCCTAATCCAGGAAAGCTATTCATCCTATGTTTTTTTTCAGCATATTTAGCATTCTTATACTTTTTTAAATTCCTTCCATTTTTATTTAAACCATCTACTACTAATTGACTCGTTTGATTGCTTAATAAACTATCTTCTGTTTGCGCTAATGCTGTCATGGCTTCATTACGCAAATTTAATGCTAATAAATTTTTATTAAAGGTATTTATTGTCATTATAGTTAATTTAAAATAAGGCTACTATATTTCAAGTAGCCTTATTTGTTTAGTTTTTCGCTGCACTTTTGCACTGATTGAATACATTTGTTAGCATTTCAATTTGTGCCTCTTTGCCATAATTAGCAAATGTATGTAAATTATCTGCTATAAATGCTTTTGCTGTTTTATAATTTTCAGCTATTACATCAGCGTTAAATGCTGCGCCTTCATAATATACTATTTCCATAGTTTATTATTTAACAATTGTTACATAAGATTCACCTTCGTAACCATTGATTAATGCCGTACTCATTGCACTTACTGGTCCTAAAGTTAATTTAATAACACTTCCTGTAGGTAATGCTGTGTATGCAGTTGAATCAAATGTTACTGTTATTGCTCCTACAGTTGTAGTACTTGCAGCTACAGTTGTAATTGCTAATACAGTATTATCTGCTTTGGTAGCTTTCCATATAGCAGGTGTTACAATTGCTGTAGGGTATAATGTTAATAAGTTTTCACCATTAGCAGTTACCGTTACATTTAATACATTAGTTACTTGAGTATTGATTGTCATATCAATATCTTTTAAACCTGCAAGGCTAGCTACTGAGAATGTTGAATCAAATTGTACAGCAACACCATTAGCATCAAATTCTGCATTATTTAACAATGTTAATGTAATCATCCATTCACCACTATTAGATTGACTAGCTTGTTTATATTGGCTTACATCAATCATTGATAAACTGAAACCTGCAAAATCAAAACCATTTCCGTTTTTGTATTTAGTTCCTAATACTGCATTGCTTATCTCATCGATAAATTGTACATCAAATGATGTGTGTTTTTTATCAAATGATTTGTGTTGTTGGAAAGCCTTAATACCACCTTTGAACTTAAACTCCAACATATATTTACCATCTCTAATTTTTACCTTAGATCCGTCTGGATATGTTTCGTAAGTTGCAGCTTCACTTTTATCTTGTGTATCAACTGCATTAACAAATGGGTAATAACGCTTTGCTGGTAAATCATCTTTATAAGCATTGGTTAAAAATGTATCAAATACAAGTAAGTTGGCTTGTGTTTGACGTGTACCTTTTGGAACAAAGTGAAAACGAGTAAACACACTCATTTCCATGTCGCAGGTAGGTAATCCTGTATTTATGACGTTATCGCCACCGCAAAGATATTTTCCTAAAATTGCCATTTTATTTTAATTGTTTTTTAAATTATTTATATATTTTAATTCCATTTTGGCTCTTGCCATTTAGCTGTGAGCAGTCTTGATATTTAGCGCGAAGTGACAAATCTTTTACCCAAATACCATCTAAGAAATCAGGCAGATAATAAGCTGCTTTTCCTTCGTTAGTACCTGTATTTAAATCTATCTTCTTTTTATGGCTTATTAAGCCATTATTTATAAAATATGATGAACTAGCTATGCCACTAATTAAAGCCTCGTAAATTGGGTTTAAAATAGGGTCTATGTTGTTTTTATAGCGTTGTTCAGCATACCAATTTGGATTACTCAAATTACATATTAAAAAATTTAGATTATCAATATCAAAATCTTTGCTTTCATTATTATATTTTTCTTCAAAATCATGGATAAGAATTACCAATGGATAAATGTTATTTTTTTTATCTATTACTTTTTTATCTGTTTCTAAAGATTGCATTATCTTACCATAGGTATCACATTTAAAGTTTACATGCTTGTTTACATCTAAACTAGATACTATATCTTTAAATATATTTGGAATCGATACTGACATTATAATATTGTTGGCATTGTTTTATATACTTGTAAATCACCATAATCTAAATTAATCATTTGCCCTATAGAATTGAATGAATAGAAACCTGCATTTAATTCTGCTATTCTATCAGCAGCCTGCATATAAGTACCTGTAAATGGTATTGTGGCTACTTTAAAATTTGCATCATTATCTTGCCAATATGATATATAATTATCTACTATCCAATTCATTTCTACCATTTCTGACCATGCAGTAATAATCTTATGCGAAGGATTAGCAATGGATGCATTTTCAACACCCATTGCCATCTCTCCTGCACTTGTACTATTGCTTTGTCTGTGGCGGACTAAGTTGCAATATATATAATTTGCAATAGCACTTCTGCCTACCTTTTGGAATCCTTCCCAATAGTTTTTGCGCCCTAATTTATCTACAAATTCACCACCTTCAAATATCGCCTTTATTCTTTTGCCAGTTTGCGTACAAGTGTACACAACATCTGAACCATCTAAATTTGAATATAAAAAGTTAGCGAACTCATATCCTAATAAAGCATTCATAAACTTTGGTTCTAAGATTTGAATCATTTGCTGAATGTCTAATCCTTCACTTAACTGTGGATCTGTATTTGGCAAATTAATTAAGCCTATAAAGTATGAATTATCTATTATGGTTGGCATTGTGCTTATTGTTTATTTGTTTTTAGGTTCTTTTGCTTTTGTTGCTTTAGGCTCTGTAGGTTCTGCTACTTCAACATATTTTGCTACTTTATCCTGAGTAACAAGATAGCTTGCATGTTGTGAATCGCATTCCATTTCAGTACCTTTTGTAACACCTGCAAAATCTTCTATAAATATTACTTTTCTCATTGCTAAATGAATTTAATTATTAAGTAGCTAAAGTAGTTAATGCTGCACTAATTGAAGTACATTTGATAAAGCCAGTTTGGTCTGCTGTTCTGATTAACAATGCTAAACGCTTACGAGCTTTTAATGTCATCATATCATTTACAAATTGAGTACCTGAATAACCAACTGAAACGGTATAACCTTCTAATTCGTAGATCGTACCAAAACGGCTATCACCAATTACAACTGTATTAGCTGCCATGTCGTTGTTTTCAATAATAACCATACCATCTACTACCATTACACCATTAGCAAATGGAGGTTGTACATAATTTTGGTTAGTATCTTTTTTCAACTTCATTTTGTTGATTTCTGCTGTAGACATTACAGCAAAGTTTGGAGCATATTTACCACCATAACTAGCTACAATAGCTTCCTTCATTTTAACCAATAGGTCATAAGTGCTAGCACCTGTAATTCCACTTGCAGCAGCTGTATAAGTTGGAGCATAAGTGTATAAACCTTTGATATTTGGAGTAGTACCATTACCTACAGTTAAATCAGTATTTACTTTTAAATCAATGTTTAATTGTAAAAACTTTTCAACTTCACCTGCTAATCTTGCAGTATCTTTTACGGCTTCTTCAGAAATAGGAATAGTATCACCTATTTTTTCTAAAGTTAATGTGTATTCTGTCCATACTAATGTAGATTCTGGGAATGTTCCATTTTCAGCAACACCTGCAGCTGATCTAGTAGCTGTGGTTTGGTCAATGTAACGAATAGTACCATTGCTTTCTGGACCTACTGTAACTTTAGGGAATAAGTTGTACATTGTAGCTTGCTTATAGCCAATTAAGCCATAACCATCTAAACGCATAGCTTGAGTGCTACTTGTTACGCTAGAACGTAAATAGTTTGTTTTGATTGTCAAATCAACTTCTTGCCCTTTAGGTATAGATTTTAAAGCATTTTCATTTTCGCTGATAGCTTTGCTAATCAATTCGCCAATACTATCGTATTGCTCTTTGCTTATGCTTTGATTTTTTAAACCAGTTAAGGTAGTACCATGTTTAGCAAGAATATCTTTTATTACATTCATTGCATTTACATTTGATTGATGTTCAGATTTTAATGCATCTATTTTAGCATCGATATCTTTTTTTTCTAGTTCAATATCAGCCTGTATAGCCTTTACTGTACCTAATGTTTGCTGTCTTACAGCTTTGCACAACTCTTGTTGCTCTGTGGGAAGGTGTTCTATACTTTTTAAGAACTCCGCTTCCATGTTTTGGATTTTTACTGTTTCCATTTTCTTAAATGAATTTAATTTGTGAATAATTTATTTTTGTTTTTTGAGTGTCGTTTGACGGCTCTATAGATAAAGAAGTGCCTTTGGCGGCTTCTGTATTTTCGGTTACTGATTGCGTTGGTGTAATTCTATTGCTACCAATTACTACTGCACTAATTTCAATTAACTTTGCTTCGGTTACTGCCCAAAAATATCCTTTTTCATCGGCTGCAGATTTATTAGCTATCATTGGGTAATACTTTTCCCAATTTGCTTTTTCATCCATGTAATATTTTTCTTCGCTATTGATGCACATTTCCATTTGAACATAGCGCATACCTACAGAATGATTCTTTACATATCCTTTTTTGTATTGTTCACACATGTAAGGATTGCGGTCTAGTGGTGCAATAGATTCTAATACTAAAGCCTGTGTGCTACCTTCATAATCAATTCCTAAAGACTTAAATGACATAGTTTTAGTGCTTACCATTGTGTTATCACTAATTACTTTGTCAAATTCTGATTCGTGTTCTTGCAAATGAAGGATGTATTTATTTTCTTGCAATGTTTTTTTCCATAGTCCAGGAATATGTACATCGCAATGGCTATCTAATACATTGGTAGTATTACCTATTGCTTTTATTGTAATGCTACCAGTTGGAGCAGCATCATTGGTAGTTGCTGCATCTTTACTTTGGTAATCAATAGCGTTGTTTACAAATGGTATATGCAAATTAACACTATCTGCACGCTTATCTGAGCGTCTTTTTTGCAATGAAATTAAAGCCTTATTGTCTTTTAAATATCTAAATATTTCGGCTTTATTGGTTAATTCTGTTGGTATATGGAAGTTCATTTTGTAACTATTTGATTTGTTTGCAATTGTTTTTTCTTATCTTCTATTATTGCTTTAATTTCCGATTCCGTTGGTTTGGCTGGTTTGGTTATTATTTGCATCCTGATTATTATTTGTAGTTTGTATGGAATTTTTAAATGAAGCCTGAAACTCTATAGGCATTTGCCAGTAAAATAAATTTTCTACATTATCTTCCTGCCCTAGCATCAACATCGCGTTTTTATAAGTAATTAAATTATTTACAAATTGCATTTGTATTGTAGCTACATTTATCTTATGCACTTCTGCAGCTTCTTTTTTATTAGCCTGCAAACATGGTAAATGGCTATAGTCAATAGTTACTAATATATTATTTGCTGGTGCATCTATACATTCATTTAATTGGTCTATAAAATTATTAGCCTTTGGTATTACAGTATTTTGGTATAATCTTTTTTCTGCTTTATCTTGGTTATCAAAACTTGTTTCGCTGCCATAAGGTGTTAAATTAAACGGCATACCTAGCGCATGGCATATTACTTCAACATCATTCTTTAGCATTTCCAACAACATCAAATCCTTAATAGGTAAAGACATTGGAGTAAATTTAATTGCTGAATTAGTAAATATAATTTGCCATTGCCTTTTACTTAAGCCATAGCTGGTTCTATAATTCTTTTGCAATTCTTCACTCTGCTGTGGTGTCATTGGCAAAGAATTAGTATTATTATTATCGCTGCTAATAATACCTAATGCACCTCTATTTTCAACTATAACTCCTCTAGCTTCAAAGTTCTTTATAATATTATTAATAGGATATTTTAAAGTAGTAAGCCTAGAAGTAGGGAATAGTAAGTCATCTATAGATGTGGTTACATCGGTAAAAAAGTAAACATCTTCTTTATTTAAAGTAGTAGTTTGATTGCCAACTTTAAAAGTTATGCTTTCTACCATATCTGATACACTTGTTTCAAATAGGTAATTATCTTTTCTTTTAATGGTTGTAAATGTTGGTGGTAATATCCACAATTGACTTATTACATCATAGCCTTCAATGCCTTGCACTCCATCAGGTTTTACCTTCAATACTGGACAATAGCCGTATAATGTAACAATGGCATCTACCTGTGTGCTAAATTGTTTCCAACTTTGTAAAGGATTAGGATTATTTAATAAATTAAAAAATTGTTTAGCTTCTCCTCTTATTGGCTTTAGCGTTTTAGGATTAACAATATCTAATTTGCCATTACTAAATGCTAAGGCTAAATCATTGATAATTGAATTTAAAGGCGGACAATTATTATAGCTTGTAATTGTATTAATTCCATCAACTTCGTTAAAACTTACACCATCTTTTATATCCCAAAAAAACGCGTTACTATTAATAGTGTTTACTGTATGTGGAACAGATAAACCAGTATTAAATGCTGATTTAATTGCGTTGTAAGCCTGAATTAATTTATTTGCCAATTGCTTAAATTATTAATTATTATTACTTTTAATAAAATGTATTTTATTATTACACCTGCAAAGATATGTATTTTTAATTAATTTGCACTAATTAACAAATTATTATTATAACATTCCGTACATGTGCATAGTAAATAAAGCATATTCTGTTGCGTTTATTGCATGGTCGAATCCGTCTGCTCGTTTATTACTGAATCTATTGCTTTCGTTTGTGGCATCTTTATTTTCCAACCAAACACATTTGCTTACTTCATTTTTAATATTTTTTGATGCTTTAGAATAGTAAATAGTTTGTTGTTTCATCCATAATATTCTATTAGCCATTTCTGTCTTATAGGCATTGGTAGCATTAACACCTAATTGCCTTAATTGTGCTGCCATAGTTGTGTCATGCTCAGTAAGTAGGTGCATTGAATCTTTATAGCCATTAGCATCCATTATTTGTTTTATCATTGCAGGTGGTGCGCCTGGAGTGTATAGTAATTCTTCAACATAAAAACATTCAATTACATTACCTACTTTATTATAACTTACTTTAACTAATGCTGTTGGATCGTTTGTTTCGCCATAATCAATTCCAAACAATACACTATTACACATTGGTACTGAATCAATTTCATTCCAATTATAAACCTGCCCAGCTAATTTACCTAATTGTCCACGAGCATAAACTTTGTACATCTCAGGATCTCGGATGCTTTCTATCTGTTCGCGCAAATCCGTTGTTAAAAAAGGATTGTGCCTATGGTCGCTAATAAAATAATCGCATTGGTGCTTTCTTTCAGGATCGTAAATAATATTATCATGAACCCAAAACCTGCTACTAGGATTATAGTCAAAAAAACATTGCTCCTTAGTCCTTATCATCAATTGCCATGCTATCATCCAACTAATACCATTAGCTTCATTTAAAAAAAGAATATCGCGTTTACCATTCCGCGCTGATTGCTCATTTTCGTAACTATTAAACTCTAACTGGCTACCATTTTTAAAGTAATAAATCCTTTCTGAAATATTGTAGCTTTTTATGTGGCTTTGTATGTATGGTAGTGTATAATCTTGAAAATCACGCAATGCACCTTTTTTTAGCTTTGGCACTGTTTCGGCTACTACAGTACATAATAATTTTTTTTGGCATAACTTTAATCCTATAACTTGCATTATACTAACTGTCTTGCCACTAGATGTTCCACCTGCATTTACTACAAATCTTTTATTTGTTGCATAATTCCAATCAAATACAGGTGTAGTTAATAATACATTATGCTTCTGGTTCATTTGGTAATTGCTCCAATGATTTAACTGGCTGTATAATAATTGTTTGTTGCTGCAATAATGTATTGCCATCAACATCGGTTGGTGCTTGCTTTATTGGTGCATAACTGCCATCCATTTTATTTAATTCTGCAATAGCATTTTTTCTATCGTTATAATCTGGTCTTACAAATACTTCTACAACTTCACCAGCAACTGACATTGGTTTTAATACTTGCATTTGCCCTAATGCCATATTTGATAAAATTTCCATGCGTTGTTCTTTGTTAATTATAGCCTCATTATGACGTTTTAATGTTGCCTCTATAGATTGTTCAGCTATTAACCTTTGCGCTTCGTTTTGGGAATTATTATAGCTTTCACTTGCAACTTTCCAATATCTTATAAACGTTGACTTTGTTAAGTTCCATTTTGTTTCATTTAGTTTCAAACAAGTACCATAATTAGTTCCATTTTCTAATAAAACTATCATTTCAGTAATTATTGCCTGCTTATCTGACTTTGCCATGATTTTACAAAATTATAATATTTATGTTAAAATAGCAATACAAATAACAACAAACTAAATATGTGCGTAATTCTTGCTATCTGTCCATTGTGTTTGCAATGCAAAAATCCTTCAATTGCCTTTATACTTAAATACCCATTTCTATAATGCCAGCTATCAGTTCCGCTTGGACTTCTAAGGCTTTCAATTGTTATTCCTGCATAATCCTTACTTGTCTTGTGGTGTACATGGTGAGTGTACACATATCTGTGCTTAGTTGATGCCCAATCTGTTGAAAATTCAACTGCCATAAGCAAAGGTAAATCCTGCAACTTAGCACCATCCCCATGTGTAGTGCCTATTAAGTTATTATGGTACTTAAATGCCTTACGATGTGCTATTGAGCAATCAAAAGTTATATTTTGGCAATTCTTAAAATATGTTTCAATTACCTGCGCTAAAAAAAAGCCATTTGTATAGTCGTGGTTTGATGGATTGAAAGTAAAATGTACATCAGCAACCGATAAAAGCATTTCTAATATATCAATATACAGTTGTTTGGCAATTAAAAAATTATCATACCACATCCCATCAGTATCTTGCGATGTTCCTGCGGTTGTTGTTCGTTTTGGATTATCTACATGCAAAATATCGTTGCCCCCTATAAATAATATTTTATCAATATTGAATGATGATATTTTTTGTAAAATACCTTTTACTCCATCCAATACTCTACTAACTGCTATTTGGTTTGTGTAATCTTCGCCAGTTTCAAATGCTGAACATAATTTGCCGATGTGGATGTCGGCTGGGTCAATTACAAGTAAGTAACTATCTTTATTTTCAATCCTTTCAATCTTGCTAAATATAGGTGCATAGGATTGCAAGTCATTTATTAGGTCATTTTTTAAGTTAGATAAGTTGGCTTCAATGCTATCAACGTAATCAGGATTTTTTACAAATAAGGATGCAGTTTTATTTTTTAGCCAAAGGTGCTTTACTTTGGTATTTGGTACATCCAATTCTTCGGTTGCATTATAAATACCTTCATTTTTGTCTAGCAATTCCGCCCTATTCCTTCTAATATGTTGCGTTAAACTATTTACATCCGTACTATCATCCTTTGTATCGGTAGTTTTTAAGATAGTCTGTGCTGCAATGTGATTGCTCATTCCTTCATTGCCTTGTAAAAGTGCAATTATCTCGCTGTTATATGCAGTCCATTTACCCAAGTACAATCATTTGTGCAAAGATATATATAAATTATTTGTTTATTTACCAAAGGTTTCGTTGTAGTATTGTTCTCCTACTTGCAGACCGTCTAATAAGTTATCGTTAAAAGCTTGAATTATCTGCTTTCTCTCCATTTCTTTGGCTTGTTTTAATATAGCATACCAATTTAATTTATCTTTTGGTGTATCCCAAAGTTGCTCAAATAGCCAATCTACTGCTGTCTGTTTCATACTTCTTTACTTATTAGATTAGATTTAAAAATGTTAGTTGTTAAGGTGTTCCATAGTGGCTCTTTAAAATGCTTCAAGCTAATACATGCTCCAATCGTGCTAAGGCTATCAATTCCTACTACTACCATTGCCTTAAACAACTCGTGACAATTATTCACGGCATCAATTAGGTTAATACTGCTATCACTTTGTCCATATTGGTTAAACTTAAGATAAAAGGCTTCTAGTATTGGCTTCAACTGTGCCAACTTTACTTTTAATTCTTTTTGCTTTAATGGTTTGCCAAATATAGTAACATCTTTGTTATCTAATAACTCTAAACTTTGCTCTAATGCAAGTGCTTGAATGTATATTAATTGCAGGATGCTACTCGCATTGGCTTCATCAAAGTGCGCCTCTGGTATATCAATTTCTCTTAGCATAATGGTACTGAATGAGGTGAGAAAATAACACTTTGTGATATGCCATTGGTAGCCAATAAATACTTATGCAAATTATCCTTTGCAGTAAAATATAATTCACTCTCTAATGGTTGATTTGCTCGTATATCAATATAATCATTGATAGTTTGTATGGCATGGATGGTAGTTGTATGGTCGCGCCCACCGAAGTAATTACCAATCTTAACTAGGCTATCTTTGGTGTATTCTTTTGCCAGCTTCATAGCTACAAATCTAGGTTGCACAAATTCGCGCTTCCTACTTTTGCCCAATATTTGCTCAATTGGTGTGTTAGCTGTCTTTGCAACTATCTCGGTTATTTTTTCTATTGTTATCATATTTTAGTTTTTTATAAGTGATTAATTTATTTTTTATTTTCCAAGCCAATTGGCTACCATGTACGAATGCTTTATAAAGTTTCCCTTCGTAGTATAGATGATACGGTTTACTAAAAAAATAGATACGGTCATCAATGGTTATCTTTACAAAATGATACATAGGTAGTTATGTTTATTTTATTGCGTATATAAGTGAGTTATGTGCAAGGCTAACTGCATCGGTTAGCGACAGCCTTCCAACAATTACAATCACTACACATTTCATTTCTATTTTCAGTTTGACAAAATTTTACATCCACAGTTAAGTAAATTAATTCCTTTGTCAATTCGTGGTATTTTTCGTAGGCTCTTTTGATTTCCATATTCTTAAAATCAACTAATGGAAAGTCTGTTTTCAGTTTTTCTATTTTGTTTTCTATTGTCTTGAGCCTTCTTTTTTTCTTTTGTAACATCGTTTCAAATTTTATTCAGTGCTGATAATCCGCCCAGCACATAACAGCGGTTTGGTGCTATTATTTTGCCTATTAAATTTTATCTAAGGCTCGAAATGTCTGCAAGGCAAAATAACAGACACCAAGCCGCAAAACGTTAGCCGTCATTTTACGAGCGACCGTTGACGAGTTGACATTTCTTTAAAAGTTGGTAACTTATCTGTATCTGACTGCTCAACAAATTCCAAAGCATTTAACCTTTGTGCTATTCTTACCATTTGACTTTTATAGCCAATAGTATTAAAGAATTTACTGCAAACAATTTCTTCGTCACCATTCATTGTAGCTTTATGGCAAATGAAGTGAGTTTGTTTTTCTGCACAATCTTTAATAATTTCTTTTGCTCTTTTTGAGCTTACAATTCTATCTTCTGACAAAAGACAGTTTTTGCAACATTCTTTGAAAACTTTTAATCCCATTTTATTTTAATTTTTAGTTGTTAATGAATAAAAACGAACGGCTAACAAGGGTTTTACGCAAGGTGGGCAGAAGTGCTTTTAATGAGCATTTGTGCAAGTCCGAACATTGGTGCTTTTTATGAGCTTTGGTGCTAAAATCCCACCCTGCGTAAAGCCCCGAAACGTTGGGCGCAATTAAGCGTCCACAACAATAAAATCTCGTTTTAAATGAAAAAGTATATTGTACTTCCAAAAAAAGCCACGCAAATAAGCGAATAGCTTTATTGTAATAACTTCCTTTGCAACTACATTGTAATCATACAAAAGAATTAATTTAACTTCGCCCAACAGCGGTTTTGCCGCAGGCGGGTTTTCGTGGTTTAATGATGTTTTCGTTTCCATATTTTAATTTTTACTAAGTTGACAAATTCGTTTTCAAAAGTCCCGCCCGACAGTAAAGCCCCGAAACGTTATAAGCAATAAAAATTACTTAGTGTACACTTCGATTTGGTCATGTGTACTCCAAACATTAGCCCATGCCCATTCCCACTTTAAATCATCAGGGCGGTTCTTTTTGTGAGCTTCTTCAATAGCTTGTATCGCTTCTTCTTTGGTGTCGTAATCTCCAATAAAATCACCCATACCACCGCTTGGGTAATAACAATCTCCGTAAAATGATAAATACGTTTTCATAAGTCGTAATTTTTACAGCTTATAACAGCACCTTTAAAAAATGTCTGCCATAAGCAATGTTTGTTAAATGAAGTAATTTTTAGGCAGCCACTTCTTAAAGCTGTAAAACGTTATCATATTTTGTCAAGTTATATTTTTACTTTTTTAATTATTTTGTCAAGTTTGTTTCATAGCATTGTTTACAAATACCTTTTGCATTGTTTGTTATTGCAATATTGCTTTCATCTACATAAAAGTATAATTTACCATAAGGCACTTTATTAGTGCAAATATTACAACTTGTAATTTTATCAAGATCCTTATCAGATTTTATTGATAATTTTATCTTGTGCTTTCTCATTTAGTTTATATTTAGGTTAATGCTGATTACTTGACTGCAAGCTGCTAATAGTAGCAAGGCTATGACTATTATTATTGCGGTTCTATGTGTTCTCATAAGTTTTCTATTTCGGTTTTTACTTGTTGCCAATAGTTGTTAGTACCTTTTCCTATTTGCTTTATCCATACATTGTTTTGTGTTAATATCTCATCTACTGCTATCAAAGCATATTTCTTTGCAACAGCGACCATATTGCCACACCTATCAACACATTGCATACATCCTTCACAATCTGATGGCATTCGTATTTCAGAAAAGTATTTATTAAATAACTCATTTGCTTTTTCTTTTACTATCATCTTATTTATTTTTAAAGGTTTCATGATATATTTTTATTTTCATAATATCTTCTGTTGCTGATATTGACATTGGATTGTTTTTATTTCCTAAATAAATTAGATATAAAAATGCTGCTATTATAATAAAAAATGATGCTATTACTATTATTTCTATCATTTTATTTATTTTTAAAGGTTTCGTTGTAGTATTGTTCGCCTAGTTGCAGCCCATCTAGTGCGCCTTCATTAAAAGTTCCAATTATCTGCTCCTTTTCCATTTCTTTGGCTTGCTCTAATATAGCATACCATGTTAATTTGTCTTTTGGCTCATCCCAAAGTTTCTCGAATAGCCATTCTGTTGATGTTTTCATAATTTTTTTAAATAGCAAAGCCACGCAGAAAAAAGTAATTGCACTACTTTAATCATTGTGGCTTCAATTTTTTTAACTCGGGTGCAATCCGATTTGATAGCAAATATAATAACTCTTTTTATATCTCCAAAATGTTTTTTACAATTATACTTTTAAAGCCCAATTCTTTTAATTCTTTTTGCCTATACAACTGCAATGCACTCACTACTCCCTTATCAGTTTTAACCTCAATAAAAAAAGGCGGTTCATCTTTTTTTAGACAAAGCAAATCAGGAATGCCCTGCTTATTTGTCTTGGATAACTTCAGCACATAGTAGCCTTTGCTTTCCATTAGCTTGATTACCTTACTTTGTATCTGTTGTTCGGTCATAGTATTTTGCTGTAAAGTTTTTTTTGTTTTTTACCACGTTGTAAATCTTATTTTCAATCCCATCTTTAGAAAATATCCAATGCACATTATTCTCAATTCTACTGGCAATGCTCATTCTATCACGCGCCTGGAAGTAACTAACCGCACTAAAATCTATGTTATAAAATACTAAGCAATTTGCAGCACTTAGGTTTACTCCTTCCCTACCACTTACAATCTGCAAAGCTATGCTTTTATCGCTATTATAAAAGTCTTCTAGGTTATCTGTTAGGCTATCACCGTATATTGATTTTAACGCCTCAAATTCCGCCTTAAACTTATAAAATATAGCTATCTTACCTTCAAATGTTTTTTTGATGTATTCAGCCTTTGAATAATCAAATACTGTACTATTGCCATCCTCAAATTTTATAGTGCCACTGCAAAGTTGGTGTACTTTCATCATCTCTTTAACGGCTGTATCAGCTAATATTACACCGCTATTGCTTTCAATTACTTTATCCGCTTTTAGCCTATTAATAATTGCATAGGTGCTAGGTTGCATTTCTACATAATGTACTTGTTCATTTACCACACATTTAAAGCCTGCATCTTGCTGAGTAGTGTACACAAATAAGTGTTTGGTTTCTCTATCAATCATTTCCTTATTTGCTTTACTATAATCTGCAACTTTACCAAATCCATAATCCTTTTGTGTAATAATTACATATTGCTTTGACCATGAGTAAAAGTTTTTTAATTGTGCAAATGGTGAATAATTACTGCAATATAATTGGTGATATAATTGACTGTAACTTTCAGGTGTTGGTGTTCCACTCATTAATAGCATTGGTAAATGCGCAAAGTGTTTTTTGATGTGCTTTACTTTATTATTCGGCTTTGGGAAACTGCCTAAGCTATGCGCTTCATCTAGTATAATAAAGTCAAAGTAAATATTATCCATTAGGTGCATACTTTCGTAATTAATAACGTATAAATTATATTTATACTGCATGGCTTCAAAGTCTTTTTGAATGCTAGCAATAGCTTTCTTTTTAGTTATAAATAGCACATTTTTATAATTGAGTAACTTAGCCACATTTAATGCGCTAATGGTCTTCCCAGAACGAACCTCTCCTGCTAAATATGCTATTTTATATTTTAGTATTATTGCAGCCGCATCACTACTAGCTTTTAATTGATTAGGTCTAAGTTGCATAAATTAAAAAAGTTGTGTTTGTAATAATTTACTTTCATTTATTATTCCTAAAGCAGTTTGAAATATTGTTTTTCCAGCGTCAAAATGAACTAAATTACGTGCCATTTTTCTTTTATTTTGTTCTCCTTTATATTTACTTAAATCAATTTCATGGTGCTTTTCTAATTCAGGTAATTGCCATTCTCTTATTTTAGCATCATTTGATTTGAAATTAGGTAAAACAAAATTACACCAATAGAAATGCCTTCCTCTTTGTTGTGGTGGTATTAATGGTTCGTAATATCCAATTACATTTTCTACTAAATATTTTCCTTTGTAAAAATGTTGTAAAAATATTATTTCTTCATATAACTTCATGTCAGGATAATGCGGCTTCCAACTTTCCCTTGTATACTGACTTATATTTATTTTACTATGCGTTGGACACGGTGGCGAACTCCAAATAAAATCAAATTCTTTATAATGGTCAAGTAAATATTGGTGTGCATCTGCAATTATCACTATATCATTTGGGAATCTATATTGGTATAGTCTTGCTGCTTCGGGATCTAATTCAACTGCAGTTACTTCAATATTTGCTACTTCATCCCACTTGTATCGATTGCCTCCTAAACAAGCATATAAGTTTAATACTTTCATTTTTCTATTTCTAATTTTAAAGTTTCTATCATTTTTTTTGCCATCTCTGGCAGTTCGGTTAATCGTTGTGATATTATCAAATAATCTTTTGCGTTGGTAATATCGCCACTTACTCCAGTAGTAAGATTGGTAAACTTTGTGCCACATTCATACCGGTAAATGTGGTTATTCTTTTTGCATCTTAATAATATCCTATTCATTTTCTAATTCTTTTTTGTATCTAAATAGTGATTGCCTACTTACTCCTAATAACTCTGCAATTTCACTTATATTAATACTACTATCTGACTTATAAATTTCAATAAATTTTTGTTTAGTAGTTTTATTTTTTGCAGAATTAATAGTTCCTTTAATATCATTAATAGCTGTGCTATTTACTTTTATTTTTTTAGCATGTGCAATAAAATACTTACTAAGTTTTTCTGCATTCAGCATACTATTTTTATTTACTACTCCTATATCATCATCATTAAACATTGAGTTAAAAACATGGATTAAAAGTGCAAATCTTGGTAGGTAGTTTTTTTGCTTTGGGTACATTGATTTCATATACTCATTCTCGTTATCACCATTCTGAATATCTACATAACTATCATATATCCTTACATATTCATCAAATGCAGCTGCATCCATTTCAGCTAACTTTGGTTTTACATTTCCATCTGGATGATACTCAATAACTCTATTCCTAAATTCGGAATATAAACCGCAAATAATATCACTAAACCATTCTAATTTGGCTTCGCTTATCTCGTTACGATTATATTTTGGAACATTCAAATCAGGATAGCAAAGTAACATCCTATCAATAAAACCATTATCCTTTTTTTCATCAGTGTAAAGTGTATTCAATACAGCTGGCTGTATGCCTCCAAGTATAGGAATAAATGTCTTGTCTAAAAAGCTACTTTCAGCCATTTTTCTATTCAAAGTATAGCTTTCACCACCCCAACTACTCAACCAAAACTGCAAATCTGAACCTTCCCTATACTTGTTCATGTCCATGTACCAACCTGCTAATTCATCTTTAAATACGCCAATAGAATGCTTATTATCTTCATGTAATCCTACCAATGCCTCAAGTGTAATATCATCTACAATAAATTGCGTTTTACTTGGCTTTGGTATTTCTAAGCTATTATTCTTTTCAGCTTTGGTTAAACTTTCATACTCTTTATGCTGTTTATTTTTTTCAATATAGTTTTTTATTTCTTGATTATTTAGCTTTTTTAAAGGATTAATAATGTGATTAATAGATGGCGTTTTACCAATCCCTGCCTTCCCTACTAAACTAATCCAAATTACTGCTGGCTGTGTGTAACCGTTCTTTATTTTGATATGCAAACTATGCCCAATTGATAAACTAATTAGCCAAAGTAAACTGCATCCCATGTAGTCAGGAACTAAGCCTAATGTAACTTCGCTTTCACTTATAAAATCTTGGATTTCTTTTGGAAAAATATCCAATGGAAAGTTTAAATCATTTTCATTTATAATTATCTTTTCTTTAGGCTCTACTTCTTTAATCTTTGGTATTGACCTACTACCATAGCCATCTTTGTATAATTGCCCTGCTGCATTCTTATAATTTCCATTATGGTATTTTATTGAATAGGCTATAAAAGGTGTTATTAACTTTTCAGCTGGGTAATTAGTGCCAGTGCTAAATAAGTACATACATCCGCTATTCTTAAAGATGCTTCCACTCGTTGCAGATTTTGCGCCATTTCTAAGTATCTCGTACCTATTGGATAGGTTTCTTACTATCTTAAACTCATCTTGTACAATATCAAATATACTTACCTTAGCATTATAATCCGCCCATGGAGTGATAGCACTATCTTGATATTCTTTAACTTGATGCTTTTCTACTTCAATATTCTCAACATAGTTGTAAGATTTACTAATTGACCATATACACTCTGCATCCATATCGGTAATGGTTTGTATTTCGCTATATGCTAGCTTGCTAATTTTATTCTCGTATAGCACTACCATACCACCTAATCCTCTACTTTCAATTACCGCACCTGCATGACCTTTTAACTTAGCAATTTTGCTATTCTTTTTAACATTACTGCATCTGTACAATATATGGTAGCCTTTATTAATTGTTTTATAGATTACAAACTTATTATCAAAGTCATCAATATTATCTTTTAGAAATGATAGGTATTCATTCCAAAAGTTATTTTGCTCCTGCAAAGTATCAAATACCTTTAGGTCTACATCTATTACTTCAAGTCCATTATACCCAGTTAGCAATCCATATTTAGGCGAATGTAAACTGTCTATATCAGTTATCAATCTTGCAGTAGTTTGGTATTTCTTCCATTCTCCAATAGGCTTCTTGTTATCATCTACTGGGATTATTGAGTAGCCTACACTAACCAATTTTTTTAAATATTCTTTACTTATCATAGTTTAAATAGTAAAGCCACATACAAAAGCATTTGGGGAATAAATGCTGATGCAGTGGCTTAAATGTTTTTTTATTAAATTAGTAATTCCCCTACTAATTATTCTGCAAATATATAAAATTATTGCTAACATCAATTTATTATTTTATTTCTTAACTTTTGTTATGTAACATTATTTGTAACATTTTTACTTAACATTTATCAATTTTGTTACACTTTTACATTGATTATCAATGCTTTTTGTAACATGTTACAAATGTTACAAAAATATTTTGCATTTTTATTTTTAATACATTTTTTTTAAATGTAACATGTAACATTGTTACAATTTCTATTGATTATCAATGCTTTTTGTAACATTTGTAACTTTTCTCCTCTCAATCCAAGTATTTTTAAGTGTTGGGTGTGGGATGCGCTCTATTGGATAATCCACTACCTTATTTTTGTAAAGGCGTAATTTGCGCTTTTTTTCTTGCCTTAGTTTTAATTCTTTGTACATAGTTTTTTTAATTAGCTATTCAGTTGCTTCGATGCTACGGCGATATTCTCCGCTGAATAGTTGGTTTTGCTTAGAATGGTAAATCTTCGGTGCTTTCTTTTTTAACTTCTGCTGGCTTGCTAGCGTTGTAGGTGTTTAGCTTGGCATAAGGTGCGCCATCCTTACTGCGAAGGATTTGCAATTTAACTTGCTTTTTGCCTTGATATTCAGTCAAGGTTTCAGGATTGGTTTTTGCCCATGTGTAAAGGTCATCAAGTGTTAATACCATGTCGGCAATTACAAATTCTGGTGCGTTGGGATGCTTGGCGAATAATCTAACGCCTGCAATCATGTTGTTGTCTGTTGTTTTTACTTCTGATTTCATATATTTATTTGTTTAAAGTCAATTCAGTTTTTTTCGCACTCATTAAGTCCAATAGGTTTTTATCTGTCGGCTTGTATTTGGTGTAGATATTTGTTAATTCTGCTAATGTTTTAGCTTCTCTGATTGCAGTTTCCAATGGCACACCTGCACTTGTCTTGCGGTCGGCATTGTCTATATCATCCTCATCTGTGGCAATGTGAAAAAACTTTAATAAAAAGTATCTTTCAGCATAGGTTAATGCTGAACCTAACCCTTTCTCCCAATCATTCTGTCCATTTGCGCCAAACTCATTCACATCACTCTCGCCAGTTTCGCAATCTATCCATGTAAATCGCATCATTACCTTACTTAGTATCTCGTTTTTCTGCGCACCTTTGGCAGATAGGTAATCTTGCCTAGTGTTCTCTATACTGGTTATCTCTTGCTTTAAAATCAAACCGTATTCATTCATTAAAGGCTTGATATGTTCTAATACTTTTGTTCCGCTTACATATTCGTAGCCAAAAGATTTTGCGTTTTTCTTAAATCCGTTTACTTTTTTTTGGATTTCTAGTAATTTTTTGTAAATGCTCATTTTTAATAAAATATTTGTGTGAAAAAAGGTTGTTCGTCATCGCTTGGCGGTCTTTGCTTTGGCGATTTTTTAGTTGTGTTACTGGCAATTAATACGGCTTGGATGCTTATTAATTCGTTTATTTCGCACTTTATAGCGGTGCATTGAAATTCGCTGATGTTGTATAGCTTTTGAGTAATGAAGCTACCTAGCACATTCTTGCAAGTTTCTAATTGTTGGTTTGTTTCGCAACTCTTAACCCAGCTTTTGATGTGGTCGGTTGCATTGGTAATACTTAGCATTTGTTTAATTGTTTTTTAGTTGTACTTTTGCGCTGCAATGTCATGATTGCACTTTTTGTTTATAGGCGCAGCGTATTTACTGCGCCTATTTTTTTATCTATTTTCAGCTTCAAAAAATAATTTTGCATCGTGAATAAAACCTTCTTTGCTTTGGTGTATTTGTTGCATGAAAGTATCTACATTTTTTAATAAATCTGCATCACTTTCTTTTACATCGCTATGTGCAAATTCAGATATTACTAAATGTAAAGCCGCCATAGTTTCAGCATATTGGATTTGGCTAATCTCTAATAAACATTTATAGCTTGCTTTCAATGATGGTATAGATGCAGCTTTGTAAAGGTTCTCGCGTCTTTCAATAGCGTCTAAATGTGTTAGTGCTGTTGTTAATAATTCTTTTTGTTGTTGGATTGCTTTTGTCATGATTTTTTTTGTTTGTTAATTTTTTAAATTTTTTTCTCTTAGTTTTTTTGCTGCTAGTTGTATCTGTGCTTTCTCTCCTTCCGGAACTTGCAATGTTACTACTATTAGTGGTTTTTTGTACTTGGTTGGTCGCCCTAATTTTTTACTCATGTTTTTTGTTTTTGATATTGCAAATATAGTAATATATATTTATTAATTAGTATTTATTTTATTTATAGGATATAGTTAAAAGTTATATTCTAATTTTAATGCTTTTTTGAAATCTGCAAAATTATTTAATCTGCAAAATCTGTTTGACTTAGTTAGATTGTAATCACCAGCAAATCCATGTTTATTTAAAAATGGCTCGATTAGTGTATCAACATCTAATAAATACAACACATCGAATGAACCCCTACTATACACTCGCATTGCCTGTGCTTTAGTTGTTGGAAATACTCTGCCTAATGATAGAGCATTGCAGATGTGCTGATTTGGTTTCGCAATTAATAAACTTGTTACTTGTGAATTGCATTTTATTTGTGTTTGTAATTCTTTTTGTGTCATGATATTTTTGTTTTTAAGTTTTTATAAAATTGTGCGTTAAAGTCGCACCCCTTGTTTTTTTAGATTTTTTTGTATTTAGGGCAACGACTACCGTATTTATTAATAGTATAAGTAATTTCATAAGGGATAGATTTCAATTCTAAACAATCATCTTTTACCCATGTTTTGCAATTGCCCCATTGTACTTGGCATCTTTTTTTATCAGAATCAATTGCTATTACTGGGCCAGTACTACCTACCACATAATCTCCTTTTGTTCTTACTACTTCTTGTCCGATTTCAAATTTTGTTGTCATGATTTTCTTTTTTTGTTTCGTTATTTATAATGCAAATATACAAATATATATTTAGATAAAGCAAATATATTTTATTTATAGGATATAAATTTTGACTATACAACAAAAAAGCGCACCAATTGGCGCGCTCTCTTGTCTTATAAACTATGAAAAATACTAACCTACTTAAAAAATTACATATCCATTGGCATCGCGTCTATATTTGCTCAATGCACGCCAATCTGAAAATCCTGCCTTGTCGAAATGTGGCATATCTTTAAATGATTTCCAATCTCCGCCCCAATTCCATCCATGCTTTTTAAATACATTCACACACTCCATCCAATCACTTTTCTTATCTCCATCCCAATCTGTCTTTACATCCCAACTAGCTTCTTTGCCATCAATGATAAGTACAATATCAACTGCAAAACCGAAGTTGTGAATTGATTGACCGCCACGACTGTTAGTTACCTTTGGTCGTTGTGCAAACAAAGCATCTTGCTCTGCAAATGTTCTAAATCCTTGTGCAATTCTTACTTTTGCTTTACCAGTCAATAATGTATTGCACTCCTGTATAATTACCTTAACTTCATTGCGTACAAATGGATGCAATTTGTTGATCTTATCCATTGAAGGTTTATCTACCAATGTAAATAAAGGTGGCTGTGCTGGTGTTGTTGTCTTTATCATTTTTTAAAAATTGATAATAATGGATTAAACCTTGCAAAGAACCTTGCAACCTTACCCCCTTTAGTCTTAGCAGTACTATTAGCGTAATCACTTAGCATTGATTGCATATAGGTTACTACAATGCTTATTATTACATCTTTAGGTGCGTTTTTTGGCACTCTATGCAAGGCAATGTTGAAATGCTTATCAAATAATTCCTTATCGCTGTATTCGCTTCCTATTGCGTCTATTACAGCATCGTTTATTTCTAATGTACTCATATTACAATGCCAATATAAATGCCATAACCATAACTAAAGATTTAGTTTCTTGATCATCGCCTGTTATCTTTTTTATTTGAGTGCCATCGCCAAAGTAACGCAAAGCCAAGTTACCAATAGCACATATCTTTACTAATATTACTTCAATCTTTGGGATTGCCTCAGCACCTACCCCAAGAGTTTCAAAGAATGTTCTATCAAACATTGCTAGTGCTAGGAATACGAAGTTAAAAATTATGGTCTTGGACTGCATGAAATGTTTTTCTGTTTTCATTTTATTTTTTAGTTAAATTTAATTCGTTAATTACCCAATCAATAGCTACATTGTCATCAGCCCCCCAATTTGCCAAATCATTGTTAGCCATCATAATATTATCACTTAATAATTCCCTACCTTCCAATGGTGGCATACTATTTAATTCCACATTCTCTAATATTCGCCAATGTAAATTAACTGCATCCGCACCTAATGTAAATGATTGTGCATCTATTGTAATAAATTTGCCTATTCCCTTTGTTGGGATTGTTATTGGTTCTATTTGTGTATATTTTGCCATATTATTTATTTTACCAGTTTGGAATTTCTACTGCTGAAATGAAGGTAGTTACATTTGGTGATTGCCCAAAACATCCTTGCGTTGCACCACTATTTTGATAGCCATAAAGGCTAATTGTGTTGGATGTTGTCAAGGCTCTTGGTGTTGTAAAGAATGGCGAAGTATATGCACCTATTACCGCACTCACTTCGCTATTACATTGTGGCAAAGTATCTACATATAACTGACTAATTACTCTACTTG